AAGGTCAACACCGAGGCCGCGCACGGTCTCGCCGCCGACCTCACCACGACCTGATAGCGGTGGTGTAGACTTGGGGGCGGCGGCAATCTGGCCGTCGCCCCTAAGTTTGAGGGAACATGAGCTCGACAGGTAAGCGACTATTCGACTTTGACCCCGAGACGGGAACCACGAAATGGTGGCACTACAATGCCGACCGCGACGAGGCGACCATCGAGACGGTCTTTGAGACCGGCAACCTAATCGAGCAGAACAAGAGAGCATACGCCGAGACCGACGAGCGGTCCCGGTGGGGCGAGTGGAGCAAGGTGGCGTCGATTCCGATGCCCCTGTACTACCGGCTCAAGCGCGACGGGATCGCAGACGACCCGAAGCGCATGAAGGCCTGGCTCAACGACGCCGACAACAGATTCTTCCGCACTCGACCGGGGCGTGTATGAGCCGGTCGGTTGCGATTTTGGTCCCCGCAAGGGACACGGTGATGACATCGTTCGCCTATGACATGGCGCGCGCGATGTCGTACCACACCGCGACAACGGACGACCGTGTGCTGCTTTACACCAGCCACGGGACTCTGATCGCCTCTCAACGGATGGAGCTTGCGCAGCAGGCGCTGGCGGAGAAGGCGGACTATCTTCTCTGGCTCGACTCTGACATGAGGTTCCCGAGGGAAACCATCGGGCACCTCATCCTGCGCGACAAGCCGATTGTGGCCGCGAATTACTCGACGCGCCGTATGCCGGTCAAGCCGGTGGCGATGCGAGACGCGGCCGGCAAGATTGACCGGGTGTTTACTGCGCCCGGGTCAGAGGGCCTCGAGGCCGTCGATTACGTCGGAATGGGCGTGATGATGGTCAAGCGTGAGGTGTTCGAGAAGCTGGACGCGCCGTGGTTTGCCATCCCGTATTCGACGGTCGGCAACCACTACATCGGAGAGGATGTCTACTTCTGCCGCAAGGCGAAGGAGGCAGGATTCGAGGTCCTGGTGGACCACGACCTCTCGCAGCACGTCAAGCACATCGGCACCTTTGAGTATTCGCACGAGGGTGCGTGGGCGATGAAGGAGCAGACCGACGGTGGCACTAACGTCATACAGCGCGCTTAAAGCGTCCCTCGCCGACTGGCTGAACCGGGACGATTTGACCTCGGTCATCCCCGACTTCATCTCGATGGCGGAGGCGCAGATCGAGCGTCGGCTGCCGACGCAGAAGATGGTCAAGCGTGCAGACGCGACCATCGACACGCCCTTCTCTGCGCTCCCGGCGGACTTCCTTTCCGCGAAGTCTCTGGTGCTGACCTCGACGGCGCCGGTGCAGCCGCTTGAGTTCCTCTCCGAGGACGAGCTCGACGCCAAGAAGTCGATATATCGCACCACCGGCAAGCCGCGGTATTTCGCGCTGGTCGGCAATCAGATCGAGGTGCTCCCGCCGCCCGACACCGGGTACACGGCCGAGCTCACCTATGTGGCGACGCTCGCCAAGCTCTCTGATGCGAACACATCAAACTGGGTGCTCAGCCGGCACCCTGATGTGTATCTCTATGGGTCGCTCTTGCAGGCGGCGCCGTACTTGCGCGACGACGAGCGCGTGGGCCTCTGGACCCCGCTCTACGCGCAGGCGATCGAAGACATGATTCTACAGAACGAGCGCGCGGCATTCAGCCAGGGGCGCCTGTCCATGAAAGTCAAACCGACGAGGGTTATCCCGTGAGTGCATTTTCCAACTATCTTGAGAACAAGATCCTCCTCCATGTGCTGTCGAACACGGCGTACACCTCGCCGACGACGGTCTACTTGGGGCTTCACACGGCCGACCCGACCGACGCCGGATCTGGCACGGAGGTGAGCGGCGGCAGCTACGCGCGCCAGTCGTTCGCCTCGACCATCTCCGGCAACGCGGCCTCGAACACCTCGGCGATTGAGTTTCCGACCGCGACGGGCTCTTGGGGCACGGTCGGCTGGGTCGCGGTCTGGGACAACCTTACCGGCGGAAACCTTCTGTTCCACGGCGCGCTGACCGCGAGCAAGACGATCGCCTCGGGCGATGTGTTCCGCGTCCCGGCGGGCGATCTCGACATCACGCTGGATTAATTGATGGCAGGCTACGGCTCCGGGTTATACGGCCGTGGCAACTATGGCATCGACCCTAAAGAGGGCGCTGCCAGTTTAAGCGCGGCCGCCTCGCTCTCTTGCGTAGGCGTGAGGGTGGCGCTGGGGGCGGCGGCCGTGAGTGGCGCCGCGACGGTGACGGCGGTCGGGGTGCGGGTGCATCTGGCTGCGAGCGCCATGTCGGCCTCTGCGACGCAGACGGCCGCGGCGGTCATCGTAGAGGACGCCTCGGCGTCTCTGGCGGCCTCTGGGGCGCTGTCGTGCTCGTCGAGCATAGTGCGCGACGGCGCGGCGGCGATGGCCGCCACGGCCTCTCTGGCGGCCGCAGGGGTCCGAGTGCGGCTAGGCGCCGCGGCGGTCTCTGGGGCGGCCACGCTCGCGGCGGATGCGCTGCGGGTGCGGCTGGCGGCCTCGGCGATGTCTGGGGCGGCGAGCCAGGCGGCCGAGGGGGTAAGGGTACGGCTCGGGGCGGCGGCGCTCTCTGGGACGGCGACGCAGACCGCGACCGCGAATGTTGTCTACATCGACAGCGCGGCCCTCTCTGGGTCGGCTGCCCTGGCGGCGGCGGGCGGGGTCATACAGTCGGCGGCGGCGGCGCTTTCGGGATCGGCGGCTCTATCGGCCGCCGGGCGGCTGAAATGGGAAGTGCAGCCGGACACGGCCGAGAGCTGGACGCCGCTGGCTGACACGGCGGAGAGCTGGAGCGCGGCGAGCGATACGGTCGTCGTCTGGGGCGCGGTGGCGGACACCGCAGAGACATGGGCGCCGGTCGCAGACACGGCGGAGACTTGGACAGAGAAGACACACCCGGCCTATTTGCAGGCCGCTTGAGGGAATGACACATGGCTGATACGACAACCACCAACCTGGGCCTCACCAAGCCGGAAGTCGGCGCGAGCGCGGACACCTGGGGCGGCAAGCTCAACACCAACCTCGATCTCGTCGACGGGATCTTCACCGGCGCAGGCAGCGGCACCTCGGTGGGGCTCAATGTCGGCACCGGCAAGACGCTGACGGTCGGCGGCACGCAGAACATGTCGGCGCTCACGGCGTCGACGGCGCTCGCGCTCGATGCCAGCAAGAACGTGGTATCGGTCACGAACACCGGCACGGGCAACAACGTGCTCGCCGGATCGCCGACCCTTACCGGCACAGTCAGCGCGGCGGCCGCGACCCTCTCCGGCAACCTCACCCTCTCCGGCGGCACGGCGAACGGCGTGTTGTACCTGAACGGCAGCAAGGTGGCTACGAGTGGGTCGGCGCTGGTGTTTGATGGGACGAATTTGGGCGTAGGCACGGCGAGTCCGGCAAGCAAGTTAACGGTTTCTGGTGATGTCCACATTCTTTCGACTAACTATTTAAACTTTACGAATACCGCTCAACAAACATACATCCGCGCACCTGCTAGTAACACCATGGCGTTTGGGACTAGCGGCACAGAGCAGATGCGCCTCGACTCCTCCGGCAACCTCGGCCTCGGGGTCACGCCGAGTGCGGTGGCTAGTACCGATAAAGTCGTGCAGGTTGGTTCGTTCTTGTTCAACAACAACACGAACGGCTACGGCATCCTGCGGTACAACAATTTCTTCAACGGCACAAACGATGTTTACTACGCAAACGGCACCGCTTCTGCATTTCAAATGCAGGGCAACGCGTTTAAGTGGTACACCGCCCCCTCCGGCACCGCAGGCAACGCCATCTCGTTCACGCAGGCGATGACGCTGACGGCGGGGGGTATACTGCTAGTTGGCGCAACCGCCGCATCTGGTGGACTTGGCGCTGGTGGATTAGAGGTTGCCGACCGTATAGCAGTAAGCACAGGAAGCGTTGGCACCCCAGCATTGCATTGCAGTACGGATTCAAACACAGGAATTTATTATCCTGCTGCCGACACATTTGGTTTTAGCACAGGCGGCACCGAACGCGCAAGGCTGACGAGCGGGGGTGATTTGCTGGTTGGAAAAACATCAGATACAACTAATGGTGCTGGATTTACCGCCGGAGCAAGTGGGTATATCCGCGTAGTCAGGTCTAGCGACGCTGTTGGTGTTTTTAATCGCGCTACAAACGACGGCACAATAGTAGAATTTCAACAAGACGCGGCAACTGAAGGCACCATCTCCGTCTCCGGCAACACCGTCTCCTACAACGCCTTCGCAGGCTCACACTGGTCACAACTGCAAGATGGCAGCAAGCCGGACATCTTGCGTGGCACGGTGATGGAGTCTATTAACGAATTGTGCGTGTGGCCCGACGAACAGAACGAGCGTCTGCCAAAGTCCAAGGTCAGCGACACCGCTGGCAGCAAGAAGGTCTACGGCGTGTTCATGGCGTGGGACAACGACTGGACTACGACCAACGATATGTATGTCACGGCGGTTGGTGCGTTTATCTGCCGCGTCAATGGCAGCGTCACGGTGCAGGAAGGCGACTTGCTGGAATCCAACGGCGACGGCACGGCGCGTGTCCA